CCACGTCGCGAAGTCGAGCTCGGGCGACGCAGCGTCGAGGACGCCGGCCGCGGGGAAAACGATGAGCGCGATGCCAAGTGCCCAGTTGGCCGCCTTGCGGACGTGCGGGTTCGAGACGACGACGTTCGGCGTCGCGCTCGGGGGAGTGTTGTCGGTCATGATGCTTCCTTCTCTCGTTCGTGGTAGTGAGTCAGGCGCCCGGCTCGGCGCTCGCGCAGAAGCAGGTACAGCTTAGACGTGAGCGCCGACAGGAGGAAGAGCGCAATGGGAAGTCGCAGATACTCGGGAGCGCGCTCGCCCGCGAGCATCGCGTACGAGATGAGCGAGAGGAGGGCGGCGACGGACAGGGCGTAGAGGAACACGACCCATCCCAGCGGCTCGCGCCACCACGAGCGGGGAGGGCCGAACGCGAAGACGGCAACGAAGATGAGCGCCACGAAGGCGCAGAGCATGAGAACGATGTCGGAGACGTCAGGCATGATTCCCTCGGAAGATGTGTCGGAGCTTGGTCACGTAACCGTTCTTCTCGCCGAAAGCGTGCATCGACGTGAAGAGGGGGGCGGTCTTTCGCACCATAGCATCCGCTTCTCGACGACGTTCGCGTGCGCGCTGTAGGTCGGCGCGCGCCTGCGCAACCTCACGCTTGCCGGTGTTCTCGATGTCTTCGGGGATCATTGGGCCGCCTCCCTGGCCGCCTCTTCGATGGATTCGAGGGCATGTACGTTTGTCGCCATAACCTCTGCGAGGCCATCGTACTGCTCGGTGATACGATCCGCCCGTTGCCGATCTTCGCGCGCGGCCTCCACCTGTAGCCGATACGCCTCATCCTTGTCGGCAAAGCGGTCGGCGGCGGCGCGTCGCTCGATCTCGGCGGCGGCGTCCTTCTGGGCGATCTCGCGCGCGTGGTGCTCGACGAGGTCGGCGACGCGGCGAAGGTGCTGCCCGCGCGTCATGAGCCTGTCGGTGAGGATCGCCCACGCGAGAATGCCGACGCCGGCAACCTGCAAAAGCCCGTCCACCGTCGCCGTCCCCGTAAACCACGCCCAGAGGTTCGGCGTGGACGTGGAGACGTCAGCGAGAAGGTGCACGCTGCGAAGTCTATCCGTCGACAGCCGGAACGCCCTCGCCGAGCACTTCGATACGGAGGGCGGGCGACTGGAAGACAGCTTCGCACGGGTCGACGTTTCCAGCCGCCACCCAGAAGCCGACGTAAGCGCTGATCTGGTACGGGCCGGGGTTGATCTCCGGATCGATTTCGACGATGTCGGAGAGCGCCATGGGGAGCCCCTGTCGCTGATCCGTGTAGACGCGCGCCGTGCGCTGGCCGAGGCCGTATGCGGGGATCGTGACGGCGTTGCCATCGACGATCGAGTACCCGAGGTAGGCGATGACGAAGCTGCCGCCCGGAGTGATCGACACCTCGCCCGCCGTGACGTCGAGTGCGATGCGGCCATACGGGATCTCGAAGGCCGATAGCCGCATGAGCGGCGTCGTCGCGTACCAGTGCACAACGGCATCATTCGCGACGGTCCCGGTCGAATAGGTGCCACCCGCGACGCCGTCTGTCTTGAGATTGGCGAGATACGTTAGTGTCCGGAGTAGCGTGTCGGTCGAACCGATGTTCTGCCCCGCGGTCGGTCGCGACAGGTCGTCGAGTTGACGGTCGACGCCGCCCATCCAGTCGGCGAGCCACCCGAGCTCGAGGGGGAGATTCCCGCGACGAGTACGGCTACCGCGCGCCATCTAGATCACCTCGCATTCGATCGCCATGTCGAGCCCCGTCTCGTCGCCCTTGATGCCCGTGATGCGAACCGTGAACGACTCAACGAGGTACGGGTGGTCGGGTGGCACGTCAATGAGCACCGTATCGCCCGGAGCGAATTCGCCGAGTCCCGGCTTCGCATCGCCGCGGACGGTGAAGCTGAGCGACCGAACGTAGCCGCGCGCGTACTCGGCGAGGCGAATCGCGTGACCGTCCAACGTCGCCTGACGCGAGATGTCGTTGCGCGAGGTGTCGACGAGATCGGTCGGCGGGTAGCCGCTGCCCGAGACGAGATCGGCATTCAGTACGCGCGACAGGACGGTGATGTCTTCGCTCTTCCCCGATGCCATCCACACGGCGGTCGCGAAGCTGTCGGTCGAGTCCGTCACCTTGAGGCCGGAGATCGGTGACTGATCCCCGAGCGACCACGAGCCGCGATCCTGCCCAAGGCGAGGATTCGCCGCCGTGCCGTGGCGCATCGGATAGACGAGCGACAGGCCATCCGGCGCGCGCTGAGCGTCGAAGGCGAAGTCGGGGCCGCCCTCCACTTCGGATAGGTCAGAGAGAGCGTCGCCGATCATCTTGAAGTCGGTGAAGGCGTAGTTGCGCTCATGCACGCCCGTTTCATCGGCGGGGAGGATGAACGGCGTGGGCGCGCCGGGCCACGCCAGGCGCTGCGCGACGAGCTTCTTCCCGATCGTCCCGAGCGACCACCCGGTGAGGGAGGTATTCAGCGAGGCGTTCGGCACGCCGTTGACGATGAGTGGGGCGGTGCGCGCCGAGGCTGGCGCGATGATCGAACGACCGAGCCATGACGATTCGACGCCAGCCGCCGAGAGCGCAAGCGTCTGGGCGTCCTCATCCCACGTGCGGTCGTCGCCGACGAGGCCCCACGCGAGAATGCGATCGTTGTCGTCGCGTGCGAGAAGGATCGTCTTCTGCGGCTCGCTGGCGGCGCGAATGTCGAGCGACCGCGTATCGATGTCGCGAAGGTCGACGGTGCACGAAAGGATGTCGGGACGGTTCAGGAGCGCCGCCCAGTTGGCGCCCTCCATCACGGGAAGGTCGATGATCGGCCCGCCCGTGACGAAGTCCGCGAGGGCGTAGGAGACGCCGGGCATGGCGTTATCCCGCCGCGGATGTCGGCGTCATCTGCACGGCGTGCCAGGGGATCGTGTACGTGGAGATCCACCCACCCGCAAAGGCCATGCGTGCAGTAAAGCCCCCCGTCGTGACGTTGACGGCGGCGGCCGAGAGCGTCGATCCCGACGTATTGGCTTGAGTGCCAACGAGCACGAGCGGGGGCTGCGTGAACCGGCCGGCGGGGAAGGAGACCGCGACGTCGAGATAGTTCGCGCCGCCCGAGCTGCCGAAGGTAACCGAGCCGGCGGCTTCGGCGAAGGTCTGCATCGCCCACGCGCTGCCGGTCCACTCGTAGAGGTTGCCGCCGATAACATAGGCGACCTGACCGGAGGTGGCCGATGTCCACGCGGTGAGCTCGGCGAGCGTGCGGAAGGGTACGACGCCGCCACGCATCGCGGTCATCTGATACGTCTCGGTGAGGACGTTCGATCCGCCGTTCGCGGCCGATGTCCCGGCGTAAACGCGAAGCGTGCCGAGCTCAAGAGCGCCGGTCGGGATGGCGGGCTTCGTCGGCGTCGCCGCGGCCGTGCCGTCCGTCGTGCCGAACGTTGGAAGCGCGTCCCCGTCTCCGGTCGTGTCGTCGTTATGCTTCACCCAGATCACGGTGATGCGCGAGTTCGACGCGGGCGCCGCCGCGATCGGAACGTTCACCGTCCCGTCGTTCGTGAAAATCGACACGCCGTCCGCCTTACCCTTCGACGTGACGAATTCGGCCGCCGCGACGGCAACGTTCATCGTCGCGAGGGCGGTGAGGAGCCCCGACGCGGGGCCGAGCACGCCGACGCGAGGCGAACCGTCCACGTTCGCGACGACCTTCGCCATGTCGGCGCGACGGCCGTCGAGAGGGACAGGGGCGGCGTTCTGGATCGGGACCGCCTTTGTGAGTGTCATGCGCTCATCCTCTCATCACAGGTACGCCGATGCGGCGTAGAGGGTCATCGTTGGAGTGCCCGAGGTGCCGCCGAGCGGGTTGACCTGATAGCGGCGTGTAGCCCCGGGCGGAATCAAGAACCACTGACGCTTCGATAGGAACGCCGACACGTCGCCCGCGCCGATCGTCGCTCGTTGCGTCCGTGAGTCGAGCACGACGATGTCGCCGATGCTCGTGTCCCGCTCGAAGACGATCTCGCGCCCGGTCTCAACTTCGGTCACGCGAAAACCGTTCGCGAAGCCGCCCGCGTCGCCGATCTCGATTCGGGGGAGCGTGGGGGCGACG